CTTGCATAGACGTACCATCAGGATACTCAATACGAGTTGGATCTTTGTTTTCCCATACAGGACGATCAGCAGTAATCATGTTAATGCCATTGATCAGTGTGAGATAAGTCAATGCAGTTTTAAACTGATACAACCTAGCATAATCTTGCTTAGTTGTAGGAACCATCATTCCCTTGATTCCCTCTATAGGTTGCCACTTAGTTGGATTCAACTGTTTTGGAAGAGCAGAAGTAAATGCTCTAACAGTAGATAGAGTCCAATCAGGAGCAAATAGAAGAACTTGCAAAGCTCTACGACCTTCAGGGCTGTACGCAGCCATAGCCATACGTTTACCAAGCTCTGTCTGAGCACTAGTGGCAGCATCAAACCAATTTAAACCACCAAAGCTATCATTAACAAATCTAGCAATTTCTTTACGAACAGCAGATTCATCAAAAGGTCTACCTAATTCTGTAGCTTGTCTACGTGCTTTCTCTAGATAAGCATTAGCCACCATGAGTTTGCCACCAGTGTGCAAGTAGTTCCATGTGTACTGATCAAAGTATCCCAGGGTATATTTTTCTACAGTGCTAAGTGATTTTTCTAGTATGTGGGTCTTAGGACCAAACTTACCAATCAATTGATCACTAAATTTACCTATAGAAGTTAGTATTCCCCTGTATATATCCTCTTTCATTTCAAGAACAAGACCATCTTCTCTAATCCATTTGTCTGTATCATCACCAAGCTTGCCATTCTTAAATTGTTCAACAGCTTTAGAGATAGCAGACAACTGAATGTCTTTACCAGTAACAGCTTTAACACCCTTCTCTACCAATGGAAGAACAATAGCTTCTTTAAGAGGTGTGTAGATAGGTATCTGAGTACTAGACAAAACTTCCATCAAAGACTTGGCATGGAAGAATGATCCAATAACGTTGACACGTTTAACTGCATTAGACAGTTGTCCAAGAGCATTCATTATTTGCCCAGGACCTGCATCAAACACAAACTTCAAAGCTGGCTTTAAGTCTGGATGAACAGCATAGCCAGAGAACTGAGGACTGTCCATCATCTCCCAACCAGGGGGCATAGGATTGTCTTTATTGACTTCTTTGATTAAAGTCTCACCTTCAACATTGCGTATTTGTTTTAGATTGTCTACTAAAGTTTTATTCTCAATAGCCTTTTCCATAGACAAGGCGTACTCTTTGTAGATCTCAGCGATGTCTTTTGTCTTGATGTTGAGTCGCCACTCTGACTTACCAGCTGCTGCTATACGAGCATTGGCTTCATCTATAAAGACTTGTAAATCTTCAAAGGTTTTAAACTTACGTTCTTTAGCAAACTTAGATGTGGTATCCATACCACGCATAGTAGGATCACTCTTAGATGTTCCTAGTAACTTGTTTATAAACTCTTCACGAACACCCTTTGGAGCACCAGTCCAGTCAAGGATGTGGGTTACGTAGTCTTCTAACAATCCTTTGACAACACCTTGGTCTACAGCACGATCACCAATGTCTTTTACTAAGGCTTCGTATCGCTTAGCAACAACAACTTCTTCTGGTGTAAGACCAGTTAGATCACCCTTGTCAATAGCTTCAGCAATGGCTTCTCTACGAGCAGGATCAGGAACATCTTTGATGATTTCTTCTCTTTGGCTTTGGATAATGCGTTCATTAGCATCCTTAGCCCTAAGATTTGCACCTACAAACTTCTCTGTTTCTTTAATTGGTTCTGCCCAAGTCTTCTCGTAGTTTCTATATTCTTCATAGAACTTAATAGCTTCTGCTTCACCACGAGTAGCGTAGATCTCTTTAGCAATGTCAAACATCTCTTGTTCATCTTTGACATTACGAGGATCTGTTGTAGTGCGATCACTAATAGATTTAATAGTTCCTAAATCTGTGGGTCTATTCCCTTCTGTAGGAAATACAAACTCATTTGGACCACCATGTCCTTGAACAGCATGTTTTCCAATTAATTCTGAAGACAAAGTTACTTCTGTTACGTTACCAAACTTTTCTGCTTTAGTTTTATCAGTTGTCCACCATTGTCCCTCCGCAGTATTTTTAACATTTTCGCCTCGGTACAACGTAATTTGTTGTCCTGGTTTAATTGTGTCCCAAGTTATAGTTTCAGGAGTAGCAACTGGCTCTTTAGGAGCAGCTGCTCTCTTTTCAGCAAGTTGTTTTAAAGCTGTTTGATTAATTTGATTCTCATACTGCGCTCTAGTCTGACCTTCTGCTTGAGGAGTTACAGTGTGTTCAGTTTCATGGGCAACAATAAAGTCCACATAGTCTTGGAATGTTGGGAAAGCATCTTTAGCAATAGGATAGACACCCTCTACCTTTGGTTTAGTCCAAGGCTTCTCTCCATACTGTTCGTATAGAGTTGGTGTGTCTATGGTTATAGTTCTAGTTTCTTTGTTGAAACCAGCTCCAATAGGTCTACCATCTGGACGAGATCTACCAGTAGTTCCCTCTTTAATAGGAACTCCATTGGCTTCTGTTGGTACATCAGCAAGCTTAAAACGTTCATCACCAGCTATACGTAAGTCATCACTTCGTAGACCATCCTTAACAGACGATAAGGCTTGTCCTTCTGGTATCTGACCAGCACTCTTAGCTCTGTTCCAAGCTTCTTTACGATTTAGAAACGTACCAGCCTCATCTACAAACCCTTGTTCATAGGTGTCTTTAGTCTCAGCCTTACGTGCTTCAGGACTCTTAGGACCTAGCAGCTCTATTTCACCAGTATCTTTGTTCCTAATAGCAGATTGAACTACAGGTATCTTGGCATCAGCAGCAGCCTTGTCTTTAGTAACTTCTTCAGAAACTTTTTTAATGAACCCAGCTTTTTTAGACTCTTCTTCTGAGGGAGGTTTGACAGCCTCACCTCTAAATTCTCCAGCAAGAATCTTGTCTGTAAAACCTTCTCCTAATCTTTTATCAAGATTTTTCTTTTGACCTGCAATCCAATCTGGACCAAGAGTACTTTGACTAGGATTTACAGCTTGTGCAGTCCAGTTTTCTAAGTCATAACGATCTTGTTTCTTAATGTCTTTTGGCAGGTTAAACAGCAGTTCTTCATAAGAAGCAGGTTTTGTTGTTGTTTGATCTGTTGTTTTACCTGTAGGTGTAGTAGGTGTAACCCCTAATACTCTTTCACCCAATCTAGTCGGTTTAGTAAATGCACCAGTAGCAACATCAATAGCCATCATCTTAGGATCAAAGATGTCTTGTCCTTCTACAGCACGTTGACCAGCACCAATACCAGACATAATTCCAGCACCAAACAAACCTTCTTTAACAGTGCTTGGTAGACCTGGACGCATAAATGGATTAACAGATCCACCTACAACTTGCCCAGCAAGAGATGCCATTGGATTCTCTTCACGCTGTTGCTTTCGTGTGTTTATGATGTTTGTACCAAACACTTCGTCAACATAACCTTCAAGACCACTAACACCCATCTGACCAAGAATACCACCAGCTATACCACCAGCAATACCAGCAATAGGTTTAGCAAAGGGACCAACAACAGGTAAAACAGGGGGAGTAACAGCCATAGCTCCTCTAGCTCCAAGAAGAGCAAATGGAGTAGCAGCAACTGATTCAAGAGCAGAAGCACCAAAAGCACCTAAGCTACTTGTCTCACCTTCTTTCATTGGTTTCATACCAGGCTTGGAGTACATACCAAAAGCAGCACCACCGCTACCTTCTATAGGAGCAGAAGCAGATGTAGCAGGAGCAGATACTGGTTTAGAAATTAAATCATCAAAAGAAATATCAGCCCCTTTAGTGGGAGCTGAAGTTTGTTTAGATGGCATCAAATCATCAAAAGAAATGTTAGTAGCCATATATTATTTCTTCTGTTTTTTTGCGTATTCAATGTATTCTGGACTCAAGTCTTTTGTAGTTATGTCGTATCCAGCATCTCTCATTCTTTTTGTTACTGCTTCTACATCAGCACCATTCATAATAGCGTCATTAGCTTTTAGAAGAGTATCTTTAGGAGGCCAACCTAAACCTGTTCTTGCAGATGAGCCGTCAGGGTTTAATGAAAGAGGTCTAATTTCAGGAATTTTGCTACTAGGAACATCAGGTTTAGCTGGAGTTGGTACAGGAAGAGCTGCTTCAGGTTTCTTTTTAGTTCCAGGTTCTTCTAGTTGTAAAGTTGCTCTTTGTTTATCAATCATGTCTAGTTGAGACTGTCTTAATGTTCCAGCAGTAGCTGGAAGAGTTTTAATAATACCCTCTTCTTTATCTAATTGAGTAGCTATATGCTTATCACGTTTGCGTAGAGCTTGCATGTATTTATCAAAAGCAGGTTTGCTATAAAACTCTACATCTGAACCTTCAGGTTTGTAACTAAAGAATGCAGATTTAGTAGCAGCAGTTTCTGCTTTATCAACTTCTTCGTTAAGACGTTTGAGTGCATCAACATTAACAGGATCACGTTGAATACGATCTAAAGCAGTAGTAACCGTTCCCCACATCCTAGTGTTTTCATCTCTAGTTGAATTGCGTACTTTTTCAGAATGCTCATCACGTTGTTTTTGAGCTAAAAGTCTTTCATTAGAACGTATCTGTGCTAATGCAAGATTGTTTGCAAACTTTTGTTCTTGTAGTTTTGCATTAGCAGTTTCAAATAGATTTTGAACAACAGCTTTCTTTTCTTTAGGAGAAAAGTTCTTCCAATTTTCTGGTCCTGCTCTATTAATAACAAGATTTCTAGTTGCTTCTGGAAGATTGTTAAATCCCTCATTAAGTTTATCTAGTGGCAGTAGTTCTAAAACACCATTGGCATCAACTATTGCTTGACGTTCAATATCTAATTTTTTAGATTGATTAACAAGGTCTTTATTAGTAATTGTTTCAGAGATCTGCATAAATTTAGCTGAGTCTTCAGCTTTACCTTCTTCTCCGTATGCACGAGCAAGTTGAAGTGCTTGACCAGCAGAATCAGCTTTAGTGTATTCCTCTTTTCCTACAAGAGCTTGTATTTTGCTTTTAATGTTAGCATCAGATTTAATACCTGCATCAGCAACAAGATTAGCTAATTTAGTTTTCTCTACATTCTGTTCTTGTTGTTGCAAAGTATTAGCTTGCTCTTGCATAACATTAGTTTGCGTCTGTTGCACATCAGGTGCAGCAGCCATGTTTCGTTGTAGTTGTAGAGCGGCATTACTACCAGCAGCTACGTCACTCATTAGAAATGCCATATTTAATCCTTAATCAGCAATACTGCCTGTACCTGACAAGAGACTACCAACACCATAGCCATATTGAGAAGTAGGACTAGCGAAAGAACTGTAGATAGAGCTTGGGTTGTATGGAACATTGCCCATAGTGTTAGTACTAGAGCCTGGATATAGACCAGCTATACCTTGACCTAAACCACCAAGACCTTGAGAGAAAGCTGCTTGATTAGCCATGTTTTGACTTATTCCTAGACCACCAGCTTGAGCAGGATTAACAGTAGCACCAGAGCCTTGAGCAAGACGATTTAGATAGTCAGTCATAAAGCCGTAATAGCCTCTTTGTCCAATGTCTTGTAGAGCAGCAGATTCTCTTCCAGAGTACATCAAGCCTGAAGCAGCAGCACTACGCTTAGAAGCCTCCATAGCAGGGTTTAATACACCAGTTGTGTACTGGTCATACCCAGGCATCTTAGTTATGTCTATGCCTGTTCCAGGTTGTAGAGCACCACTATACATTTGACCTAAGTTAGCTCTATATGGTGCAAAAGGATCAGCCATCTGTTGTGCTTCAGAACCTGATATAGACCCTGGACCACCTAGAAGACTAGATACACCCCCTCCAGTGAGAGAGTTAACACTTGAAGCTATGTTCAAAGCAGAACTAAAATCCGATAAATTCATATTACCCCCAGAAGAAATACCACCAGTTGTAGTGGTTGGAATGCTAGTGCTAGTAGCATTAGCAGCAGCATTAGCAGCACCAGCTTGACCAAGACTCATATCTGTAGCAGCAGCCCCAGTATTCATAGCTGCTATTTGTTCAGCATCAGAAACATACCCACCAACAGTAGCAGCACCTGCTCCAGCACCAACAGTAGGAGCTGTACCAGCAAGTGAACCACCACCAATAGCAAGATCAGTAGCTGTTAAAGCTGCTTCTGTTGCACCAGCATCAACAACAGCAGACATTGGTACAGTACTACCAGAAGCATTTATATATGCCCCTATCTCAGGAGCATAGTAATAGCCAGCAGTAAGCAGAGCAACCGTAGTCCAACCACCAGGTACAACTTCATTAACAGTGTCATCAATACCTGCACCAATGTCACTAACAGTGTCAATGGCTCCTTGGCCTATATCGCCAACAGTATCAATAACTTCACTTACAGCACCACCCATATCATTCCTTTATGTTCTATGCTTTTGAAACATAGATGAAAGCTTTTGAACCGTCTAATAGAACTATCTGACATTTCTCTAGCCAACCAAATGATCTGGCAAATCTTAGAAGTTTAATGTCATCCTCTCTAACTAACGCTACGATAGGCTTACCAATTAAACTTTGTATGAGAACAAAGTCTCTTTGACCATCTCTCTTGACTCTAGCTGACCATCGTTTGACATCAACATGAATCCACAAGAGATTGTCAAAAAGCTCTAGGTACACTGTGTAATCCTTTCGGATACACACAGGTACTTTTCCTTTTATTTTATCGTCTATAGCGTCCACCACCAACTGATTGTTCTTGATCTAGTTCACCTATCCTAAAGTCTATCTCAGCTGTGTCTAGACGCAAAGGAACATTGCTAGTACACAAGAACTCCCAAGCTCTACGTCTATCAGCACCACTAAGGTATACCTGTGATCTAGAAGCACTGAGATCTATGTCTCTATAGGTAGACCAAGTTGCATAATCATTACCACTATGACGGACTTGCATAGTCCCAGCTACCTTGTCACCAACAATCTCTAGTCTTCCATAGAATTTACGTTTAGTAATTCCGTTATCTATGATGTCTGTTACTGTTCTGCTATAGATAGCTTGACCATTATCTTGGTAGGTAGTGGTACTGAAGTAATAGATAGTGGCTGTGTCATCATCCAAGACATACGCAATATCATTTAACTCAGCAAAGAAGATGGGTCTGAAGTAGGATTCTTGGAAAGTACCTGGATTAGGTTGGTCACTAGACTGGATGGAATATTGAGTCCATGTGTACCACATCTTCTCGTTTATATCGTAAACTAAAGTTTTACTAGTATTCTGTAAATGTAGAACGTATAATGTATGTCCTGAGACTGTGTAGCAGTAAGCACTTACTGTGCTTAGACTATCAGCTTCTATATGTTTGTCTATGCTATTGGTAGAAATCTTAACAGCTGACACACCATCCATCAGATAGACAGCACGACCATTGGTCTTACTAGTTCCAATCCACAACACAGTGTTATTAGTAGCAACGATGCTATCACCAGTAGCACAACCAATCTCAGACGTATAACTCTGGGCTACAGCTAAGGGAGAACCCGTAGCATTAGCAGCATCATAGAAGAACTGAATACTAGTAGAACCAAAAGCTACTAAGTAGTTCAAATGCTTAGCAATACCAACAAGTGTGTCTGTAGTCTGCTCAAAACTAACATAGTCAAGAGCAGTCCAAGTAGTTGGATCACCAATGTTGCAGTTATAGATACGATTGTTAGTAGTACCAATAAATATGTAGTTGTTTAGAGATACAGTTCCAGAAACATACGGACTTGCTGGCAAAGAGGTCATTGTTACAAATGAGCCTGCTTGATTTAACAAGTAACCAGTAGTCTTGTTGTGAAAGAACAGATACGTATCTAGGAATGTCTTAACAAAATAACTTTGGTTAGTAGTACTAGAAGTAGAACCAAGATTAGTTACAGCATAACTAGATGCAGGGTTAATGCTATACACAATGTTATTAATAACAGCAATGAGCTTGCTATTAAAAGAAGCTAGTCCTTGACTAGGTGTGTGAGCAGGAGGTGTTATAGACACCACTTGTTTAGCTAAGACTAAACCAGGTCTTTTAACAAACTCTCTCTTCTGATCCCTAGTCTCAAAGAAACAGTTAGCAGAATAGGAGTCCTTAGCAAAGGATCCGCTTCTACTTTCTATAGGTTGAGTAAGTGGTATACGTTCTGTAGCCATGCTTACATACCATAAGAGTTAACAGATGTAGATCTAAAGTCAGGACTAAAGAATGTACTACCAGGCTCTACATCCCAATCAACCATCTTATCTTTGTAGTTTAAAGCACGAAGAGCAATCTCTTGCCTAGTGTTCATAGGAACACCATACTCAAGAGACAACTGATCTGCTAAGTTCCATACCAAACAGTTCATCCATTCATTAGGAAAGTCAGGTAGTTCATTAGCTGTGCTTATGTCATTGATAGGCATCTGAGCTATCAGATGTAGCTCTAGATTGCTTTGTGTAGTAGCGTCAGGGGTTAGGTATACATAAAGGATACCATTGAGCCTACGAGCATCATAGAAGACACTGTTGGGTGTACCAGTAGAGAACTTAGATCCTAGAACAGTGTATTCCTGCCTAGATATAACAATCACTGGTGTGTCTATGTCTGGAGTAGACGCTGTATTACGATAGAACCCTTGGATAACTTTTAAAGGTTTGTCTGTAATAGCTGTACTAGGAGCTAGAGAGTCATACATCAAAGTAGATGTAGCACCACCTAAGACATAGCTAGTCTGTGCAGAAGTAAGAGGAATGATAAGTTCTGATACTTTCCACAACTTTAAACCATCTGTGTTGAATTGTTTGATCAACAAGTTTAAAGATATGGCAGCATTAGACACAGTGTTAGCGTCAGGTGTATCCCCAATCTCAAGCACTCCTAGTTTCCTAAGAGCTAGGGATATGATTTGATCACGAGTAATGCTGTAGTTAGAAGCCATTTTTAAGCCTCTCTAGGCCAGTTTTGAGTAGTGACAACAGCAATGAAAGCAGATACATCAGCAGCACCTTCTATAGCTGTTACAAGCCTTGTACATTCAGTTATAACAGCTACTCTATAAGTAGTAGTGTTACTAGGAACATCTATGTTTCTCTCTGCCTTGCGAATAACCATCCAATCGGTCTGAGCCAATAACTTGTTTGCTGTGTCCTTGACTTGTGCAGTCCAGTTTGACTTCAGTCCCTTGGTGACCAAGCGTTCTGTGGAGTCAACCATTGCTGGCTTGCCATCCACTACGCCTAGCACCTTGACATACATGGGGTTGCCGTCTGTATCAGACTCTTCTCTGTCATTCAAGAGTTTAGGGTTATCTACGCCCCAATAAAATCTGTCATCGTAGGTTGTGGTTACATCTGCTACCTCTGTGATGCCTACTGCTTGCTTCTCAGCAAGGCTTGTCAGACGTAGCCAGTTGGCAGGGTATGAAGTTCCATCAATGGTGAATGGAGTATCTAATGGGATTGTTGTGTCGTTGTGTTTAAACATGGGTTACCTCGCTAAAGCGTTCTTGAATGGGTTTTCGGCAAATGCGGCATAGATATATGTTTGTGATGCGTTTACAAAACCTGTGTTATTTCGCAATTTAAAACCATTGCTTAAAATATCTACATCATCAACAGTTCCTATTGTTGACTCTGAATATGCCCTGTTTGCATACAATGCTGTTTCTGATAAGTTATAAGAACTTCTTGCTGTGTCTATCATTACCCATTCTGTGCTTGCAGAAGTTGATTTAATCATAATGAATCTTGGTCTAAATCCAAGGTAAACAAAACTTCCATCAGCCACATTGTTGCCAGCATAAGAACCAAAGGCTGAATACCCCGCTACTGCGGAAAAGCAGTAGGCTACATAAGTTCCGCTTGTTCCATTTACATCATTAGAATTACCAATAGTAAATACAGTAGACGTTGGTTGAACTACGGCTGAATTATTACCAAAACGAAGATTTGCATTGGCAGTTTCTGCGGCATTTGTTTCATTTAAATAAATATAAGCATTTGAAGTTGATGTATGGAATACACACCATCTTTCTGCGGCATTTCTTTTTTTCACAATAATCATGCTAGGTGCTACACCAAGCCCATGCCCTACTGTTCCTGTTGAGCCGTTGGCAGAATAAGTCACCACGCTAAAGCCTTGCGTAGCACCAGCACTTACAGTTGATGTGATAGAGCCGTTAGTGTTGGATGCGGCTGTACCACCCGCTTTCCATGCCCACCCAACCATAGAGCCTGTATTAGACTCAGAGTTTGCCCCAACAGTAAACCCATCGGAATTAAGCGTAAATGTTGCAGATATCTCATCATCAGTTGTATTACTTCTTAAACGCAAATTGTTACCTGCCACGCTATTTACTAAGTTGTGTGCATCTGCCACGGTTCTTGATTTTACCCACACTAAATCAGGAGCAAAACCAAGACCAGTAATTGCATTTGTTGATGGAGTATTACCTGTATATAACTTAGCCGCCATATAAGCCGCACCATTAGTGATGGTTGATACGGGTAGGTTATATGTGTTTAGTGCAACAAAGCCAGTTGGGGCTGTGTAGGAAAATGGGCGTTGACCGAAGTTGATGGCGGCACTCTGTGTAGAATCTTGAAAACATCCTACGCCACCATGCAGAGTCTTAGTGCCTCCTGTGTAGGTAGTAATAGCCCCAGTTCTACTTGCCCCACTTGTAGGAACACCACTATTTATCCAAGTATTTGCGTTAGCAAAATATACTGCGCCATTATCACAATCAACTGCAACTCCAATTACCACGTTAGCCGTGTTCCATGTAGTAGTTGTAATGCTTACTGTGCCGTAAGTGTCTCCAGTTGACCTATACCCTGCAAATATAGAGCCTGATACATTTAAAGCACTTGTGTCCACTACATCTTCAACTAGGGCATAAGTAAAATTAGACCCAACACCAACTGCGGTAATTTCAAAATACCACTTTCCCGTAGTCATTCCAATAGTGGAGTAACTAGCCCCCACATTGGCACTATTTAAACCAGCTATTTTTAATGACGCATCAGACAATGTTCCAGATGAACCAACTGCCAATGGATTTAAAGTTGCATAGTTAGCCGCAGTCGCACTTGTCAGCGTAGGCACATCTTGCATGGAATCATAAGTCACACCAGCAGTCACGCTAATGTTGTTAGGTGTCCAGTTGTTGCCGTTGCCAGAGT